CGGTGGGGTGGCTGATGGGGCTCGAACCCACGACAACCAGAATCACAATCGGTTCCGGCGCATCCGACGCCAATAAAATCAAGCACTTACGCGCGGCGAAAAAGCCAAAAGCGGCCTGATCGCGGTACAACTACGGTACAACTTTGCATGGGCGGTGACAGGTTCGGAACGGGTTGGTGTTTTGGGCGGGGGTGGGACTGTGGCCCGGAAGCGAGGGAATGATGGATGACAAAGAACTTGAACTGACTGAGGTCGGCGGTACTGACAGCGCGCTGCGCGCTACCGTTCGCAGCGATGGAACGCTGGACATTACCTGTGACCGGCCATGGGCTGGTGACACGGAAAGCGGTTTTGGCCGTGAGGTGACGATTGACCTGACGAAGGCACAAGCCCGCGAACTGGCGGCATTCCTGCTGGCATGGGCTAAGCAGGCGTAACGTCGGCAATGAGGGGCTGCCGAAGGCAGTCCCTCTCGATTAACCAGTTCGGCCTCTGGTGCCGAAGCGAGAGGAAAGACATGGACATCAAGATTGACATCGCGCCCGAAGCAATCGAGCGCCAGATCGTAGACGCCATCGTCAAGGCTGGAATCGGCAAGCGCATCGAAACAGCGGTGCTTGCGAGTCTCGCTGGATACAGCTTCCAGCGCGCAGTCGAAGAAGCCACCACAGAGGCCATTCGGGACATGGTCCGCACAGCGGTTTTGGGGGATGCCGACCTTCGGGAGAAAGTGCGCGGCGCTATGGCCGATAAGCTCACCGAAGCACATATGGACAAGTTGCTCAAGATCGCCCTCAAGATCGACCGCGACGACTGAGGCCGAACGTGAATTCGCAGACACCCCCTGTCCGATAACACCCGCCATGTCCGATAACACCCCCGCGCCAAACTCGAAGACTAGGTTCGGCACAGCGGCGGGTTGGTCGTTACACTACCCCTTGTGCCGCCGCGGATCGGCGCCGTAAGTATGTTCCGTCTGGATCTGCCCGTCGCGGCCCTTGATGCGCAATTGCGCTGGCGGCCGGGCGCGGCAAAACCAGCGCGCCACGCGCACCAGATCGGCCTTGCACCGCTGGCGGGCCAGGCGGCGGATGCCGCGCACCAGCCGGCTGTCCGGCCTGACCCACTCCCACCAGCCCGGCTCGCCCTGGATTGGCTGCACGGTGTAGATACGACGGCGCCGCATGGCCTACGCCAGGGGCGTCCGATTGCGGCTCGTCGTCTGCCCCCAGTAGTACCCGACCGCCGCCCCGATGATCGAGCTGACGATCGAGCCGGCCAGGCCGGCGCGCACATCGTCTGACCAGACCGCGGTGCCCCACAGGCCGATCAAGCTGCCGACCAGCAGGTACACCAGCGGCGAGAGGATCAGCAGGCACCAGAAGCTCGGCGAGCGCAGGAAGTCCCACCACGGGCCGCCCATAGCCATGATGGCGGCATCGGCCTTGCGCGCGCCCTCGATGCCGCCGCCGCCGGCCTCGGTCAGCTCGTACCAGCGCTCCTCGACCGCCGCAACGGCCGCCTGAGCGGCTGCCGGGTCGGCCTTGACCATCTCTGTCGCCTCTTGCGCGTTGCGCGCGCCTGTGGCCTCCTGGACGATCTGCACGGCCAGCTCGGCGGCTTTAACGTTGCGCTCGGCAACCTCGCTGCCGCTGCCGAACAGTTTGCCCAAGCGTGGGATGGCTTCGATGATGGTCGGCAGCAGGGCGCCGATGATGGCTGGCAGTGGCATGGTGGCCTCCTTGGTGGTGATCGATGCGCTGCTGTCGGCAGCCAGGATGGTTTGCGCGCGGGCCGCCGGAGCCTCGCGCGTGGTGGTGCCGGCCGCCGCGAACAAGCCGCCGGCGGCGAGGTACGTCGCGCGCGCCTGGTCCATGGTTCGCGTGGGCTGGCCGTAGGGGCTGCCGGGCAGCGAGGCCCACTCGCGGGCGCACTTGCGCACCGCATCGGCAAAGCGCCCGGCGATCACGTCGTCGAGCGCCTTGCGGCCGTCGATGAGCGCCAGCGCGGCGATGTCTTGCGTGCTCGACTCGAAGTTGGCGAAGCCGTACTGGCGCACCAGGCCGTCCCAGGTGCGCGCCAGAAACTGGTACGCGCCGGCGGCGGTGCTGGTGTACTTGTGCTTGCCCAGGCCGGCCGTAATGGCCACGCGCGGGTGATCGGCGTAGCTGTCGAACAGGCGGCCACCGAAATGGCGGCGGTAGCCGGCGTCGTCGGCCGTGCCCTCGCCCGCGCGGATGACGCGCAGGAAGGCGCGCACGTTGGCATCGCCGAGCAGGCCGGCCAGGGCGATGGCGTCTCTCACGCATCACCCCTCTGCACCGCAGCCAACCACGCCCGCACCGCCAGCACCTCGGCGGATGTCATCTCGCGGCGCCCGCCCAGCCGCGCCATCAGCGTGGCGCAGTTGACCTCGGGCGCGTAGTCGATCGCCCCCAGCGGCGGCAGGCCGGGGATGTCGGGCGGGGTGCCGATGCTCCTGTACACGCCGGGCGCCTTGACGCAGCCGCGCTGCGCTTCAAAAAACACGCGCACGGTGTACAGGTTGGCGCTCATTGCGGCTTGCTCCCGCCGCTGATGTGCTGCTGCTCCGTGATGTCGATCTCGCGCGCCGGTTGGGTGCTGGCCCAGTCGGCGCCCCAGTCGCTCAGCCGGCGCATGTGCGGCGAGCGGCGGCGCAGCACGCGCAGGGCGACGCCCGCGGCGACGAGGCCCATGCCGCCGATCATGGCGTTGACGATCACCCCTTCGTCGCGCGTGATGTCGAGCGACCAGAGCGTGGCCAATGCCAACACGCCCAGGCCTGTGGTGCCCAGGATGCCGGTGGGCACATGCGGCGAAACGATGGCCCACACGCAGAGCGCGAACACGATGAGGGTGACGATATCGTGCAGCATCATTCGTCCCCCTTTTTGCGGCGCGGCAGCCACTCGCGCACCCACTCGGCGAAGTCGGTGCGCTTGATGGCTTCGGTGACAGCGTTGAACACCACCAGGCCGCATGCGCCCACCACGAAAATCATGCCGGCGGCCAGGCGCGGCGACTGCACCGCCATTTGCTCGACCAGCGCGCCGCCGGCCCACGCGGCAATGGCGAACCCGGCGGTGACGTTGGCCAGCTTCTCGAGCCGCGACGTGCCCGGCAGCGCGCGCAGGCCGAGCACGGCGCCCACGGCGGCGGCCACCACTGGGTGGGTGAAGATTTCGTTGTATTCGAGTTTCATGGCGCGTGCTCCTCTTTGTGTCTGGCTTTTGCGCTCCAGAGCCCGCGGCCCTGGTCGTCGAACACCTCGCTAAACATCGCCAGGGCCGCGCTCGACTGGGCGCGCACGATGGCCTCCAGCGCCTGCGCCGGCACGCGCGCCGGCCACCAGTAATCCGGCGGCAGCAGCGGGTTGAGCATCCGGCTGCGTTTGATCACTGTGTGCGCGGTGCTCAGGCGCGCTGCCATGGCGATCACTCGCTCCTCGAGCACAGCGCAACGCGCACCGGCTCGACGTGGGGAATCTGCGCGTACACGTTGCTGCCCTCGACCACGCGCACGGCGTGGTTGCAGGCGGTCGGTCGCCCCGTGGCATCGCGGATGAGCACCGAGCCGCTGGCGGTTTTGCTGCGCACGCCGCCGACCAGGTCGTACATCGGCCGCGTGGCGTAACTCCCGTTGGGCCGCACGATCCAGGGCGGCAGCGGGCGCGTGGCCAGCGCGGCGGTGTGTGCGGCCGCGCACAGGCCGTACATGGCTGGGTCGCTGGCGGCCAGACCCGGCGCCAGGCAGTCGACCGACACGTTGGCGCGCCAGTACGCCTCTGCCACGCTGGCCGGCGATGTGGCCGCGCTGGCGGCGGGGTGCTTGAGCGCGTAGCCGGTGCGCATCACCAGCAGCGCGGCGCGCCAGTCGCCCCACCCACCGGGGCACCACCAGGCGCCGTAGCGCCCGGCGTCGGTGCTGCCCATGGTGTAGCCTCGCGCATCGGTCACGATCCAGCAACTGGGCGGCTCGGGCGCTTGTGCTGGCGCCTGCTGCGCGTGCGCCGATCCGGCGAGCAGCAAGACCGCGAACAACTCGAACCATCTGATCGTGTGTTTCATATTGGTCCCCTGTTCCACCGATTGGTCACACTCCGTAGCTGCGCGGGTGGTCGTACACCGTGGGCGAGCCGAACTCTGTCCAGGATGCGAGCAAACCGTGCAAATCGCCCAGCCCGCGAATCAGCGGCGTGTAGGCTATGCGCGACTGCGGGCGGATGCGCCGCGGGCTGAATCCGGCCACAAGTGAGGCGATGTCCGCAGGCGTCAACCGCTCACTCCAGAGCGCAAACTTCGCCACCATGCCGTCGAACAGCCCAGAGCCGTCTTGCCAAGATCCCAGATAAATCAGGCTCGACGAGCTCGGCGCATAGACTGGCGAGTTGCTGACGTTGGCCGTGACATTTTCGTTGTAGATGTCAAGGCCCACTGAGACATTGTTGGAGCATGTCAATGCGCAGCGCTTCCAAGCGTCGGCCGCATACGATCCTGCATTCACCGCAACGACCGAACTGTTTTGCGCTCTCGCTTGCACCGGATCGCCCGCCGTGTCGCCGCGAAATCCAATGTGACAATTTGCGGTAGATGATGCCCCTATTCCCGCAGGCCAACCTTCCGTCGTTAGTGAATTTCTGCGCGCCTCGATGAATATCGTGAATTCGCTCAGCCCAGCGCCGCCGATGCTGTTGCCCGACACCATGCGCTGCGAGGCTCCACTCAGGTCGCGCGCCATCACAGCCTCCGTTTTGTCTCACGCAGCAAGAACTTCACCGAGCGCATCACGACTCGCGTGTCGTTTTCAAGCTCGTTGATGCGCTGCACGTTGGTCAGCGCTGCGCGTGCCGCGTTGCTGATGTCGAGCTGGGTTTGGAGGTCGGCGAGGTAAGTGTTGATCTGCTGCTTTTCGGCTCGGACGGCATCGTCCTCCAGTTGCTCGGCGCTCTTGTCGAGCAGCGCCCACGCTTGCCGCACTTGACCCGACTCGATCACGATCCCGGCGTTCGCCACGTATTGCGTTGCGCTCGGAACGGGCTGGGTGTCGATCACCAGCGGCCGGTACAGGGCGGCCTTGGGGTTGCCGGTTGCTACCCACTCGACTACCAGCGCCGGGGCAATGTCGACGACGGCGACCACTTGCGTGGCCGTTGCATCCAGTTGGGCGTATTGGCTCATGCGGCGCTCCTGATTTCAACGGCCACGAGCTGCGCATCGCCGCTCATCGTGTCGGCGCCGTCGGCGGCTTTCCGGGCGATCTTGATCCGCACGGCATCTCCAGCAGTCACGCCGTCGATGGTGGTGCAGGTGATCGATGTCACCGTGATAATTCCGCTGGTGGCGTTGGTGGTGCCGGTGCCGGTGGTTTCCGTATCGTAGGAATCGGTGTCCACGTCGGTGTTCATCCGCTCGAACGCGACGCCCCACTTCACGTCGCCAGACGTGGCGGTGTCGCCCATCCAGTGCAGCTTGACGATGAGGCCCGAGCCGAGCGATGCCCCCTCCGGCACCACCCAAACCCAGAAGGTCGCCTCTTCTACGGCCGCGTCGTACTCCAGCACCGCGACGCTGTTGCGCGCATCGAGCGTGGCGAAATTGCTGGCCGGTGGCTGACTGGTCATTGCCGTTAAGACTTCGTAGGTCTTGGTGCCGCTGCCGCCGCTGGCGGGCGTTGCGTACTCCAAGCCTGTCGCGCCCGCGTTGACGCGCAGCACTTGCAACGCGGTGCCCATCGTAAGCTTGGCAGCGGTGTTGGCGCCCGTACCGACGGCCAGGTCGCCAGCGGCATCCCAAATCGCGTCGGCGGCCACAGAACCGCTTCCGCTCGACAATTGCGCGAACGCGATGCTCGTCGTTCCGACCGTGATCGGCGCGTTGGTCGAGCATGTCCATTGCGTATCGGCCAGCGTGGTGCCCTCGCTGACGTAGACCGAGGCATTGACCAGCTCGGCGCCACTGTCGGCATCGCTCGATCGAGCCGGCGCGCCGCTGGCCGGGACGATATAGATGCCGTTCTCTGCACCCGCGGCCTGATTCTTGATCAGGATACGGTCGCCGGTGGCGAGGGTCACGCCGTCGATGATGGACCCGTTTGCAAAACTCGCGGCCAATGTACCGGCCGCGGTGGTGGCGGCGCGCACGGCTTGCTTCCAGCTCAGACCGGCTACTGCCGCATCGACGTAGGCCTTGATGGCCTTCTGCGTGGCGAGTCGCGTGTCGCTGTTGGCCCCGAGCGCGACATCCGTGTCGCTGGCCAGCACGGCGGCCGTGCCGAGCCCGAGATTCGTGCGCGACGTGGCAGCGTTGGCAACATCACTGAGGTTGTTTGCGATCTGCAATGCACCACCGATCGCAGCGCTGTCGTTGTTGCTCAGCACGACATTGGTTCCGTCGGCCAGCAGGTCCGCGGCCTTGCCTTGCGTGACGGAGACGCCGGCGCCGGCGGCGGTTTTCACCGTCAGGGTGTATGCGCCGGTGGTGTTGTTGGTTACGCACCATTGCTGCGGGCCGTCGGGCACGATCAGGTTGCGGTTGCCGGTGAGTGCGCCGGTCACGTTGATGATCTCGCAGCGCGCCTGCGCCGCGCTCAGGGTGACATCGGCTCCGGTCACGGCCACGCTCACGCGGCCGGCGATACCGGGGTGATCGGCCCAGGTGCGCCAGTCGACGATGCTGGTGATGCCGCTGGCGCCGGTGGCCACCACATACAGCGCCATGCGCCCGGCCGTGAAGCCGGTGGCGTTGTTGCTGACGGTGCCGGCGCGGGTGGCCTCGACGTAATTGGTGCTCGATGCAGCCAGCAGTGTGGTCTGGTCGGCCACGGTGGTGAGCACGCCATCCACCAGCATCGATCCGCCGTTGACGCCGAAAGTCAGGCCGCTGGTGGTGGTGGGGTCGTGGCTGAGCAGGGCGGCCCACTTGAGATCGGCGAACATTTCGCCAATCGGGGTTTCCTTGTTGGCCTGGCTGGCTGTGATGGTTTGCGGAAATGTCATGCGATGTCCTGGAGTGGATAGCCGTCGATCAGCTCGCTGAGCTGGGTGCACTCGACGTAGAGCGGATCGGTCAACGTGTGGCCATCGGTGGCGCGTTGCGCTGCGGTATAAACCGCGCTCGCGTCATTGCCGGTGATGCCCATCTCGCGCAGCACTGTCGTGAACGCTGCGCTGGTGTAGAGGCGCCAGCGCCGCTGATCGATGGCCTCTCCCAGCGGGCAGGCATCACCCAAGTTGCCGCCGAAGCGGGTTTCGCTGCGGGTGCGGCGCGTCGCGCTGAGGGTGATGTCGCCGGTGGCGTGATCGCGCTCGGCCCGCATGGCCACCGGGCTCAAAGGCTTGAGGCTCACGCCGTTGGCTGTGAATGGCAATGCGGTGACGCCGGCCAGCGACCCGCCGAACACCGCCGCCTTGACATAGAACCCGACGCCGAGTTGCGCCAACGTGCGCGAGATACGCGCGGTGCCGGGCACGCCGAGCATGGCAAAACTGTCGCCAACCGCAATGTCGGCGCAATACTGTTCGGTGCCCAGAGCCCCCATGTTGACGAAGCCGCGCAGGGTGTAGAAGCCCGCGCTGACCAGCGCGGCCTCGCGGAACTGGCCGATCACCATGCGGCCCTCGATGCCGACCGCAAAGGCGTTCAACGCCCGGCTGTCCAGCAACGCGGCGCGGGTGACGCTGGAGAGCGTGCCGGCGCCGACGTTGACCGTGAGGCTGGAGCCCTCGTCGAACAACACGCCCTGCGCGAAAGCGCCGGACACCGCGGTGACCGTGCCGAACACGGCGTCGTTGGCATAGTCCGCGCGCGCGGAGTAGGTGATGTTGTCGGGCGAGTCGAAGCCGCGGGCGCCTGCGCTTTGGCTGGTTTTCACCAGCAGCAGGTAGCCGGGCTCATCGTCCGCGCTGGTCAGCTTGGGCAGGTCCAGCGGCAGGAACTCGGCAACGCCGGGCGCGGCCACGGTGATGACTTGGCTGTCCGCGTCGACGGCGATGCCGAGATCGGCCAGGATGCTCGGGTCATCCATGCACACGTCGGCCTCGGTGACACCCTGGTTCCAGACCATGCGCAGCACGCGCGTGCGGTAGCTGTTGCCCTTGTTGTCGACCAGCGATATCACGCTGGCCGGCTGCATCGGGCCGGCCTCTCGGGTGCCCAGGCGCACCGTGGCCTTGTGGCCGACGACGCGCGCATCGTGCGTGATGGTGTCGGCGCGGCCTTGGGCCAGTGTGGGCCGGCTGGAGATCGGGAAGGCGTATTGCCTGGTTTCGTTGCCGGTGCCGATGCGCTGGCCGTTGCGGGTGTCGGTTTCACCGTCGGCCAGCAGGTTGATGTACTGCACTGCGGCGGAGAAGGGTTTCTCTACGTCGTTCTCGCGCACCAGGCCGGCGAACGGGTCGCTGGCGCCGCCGATCGCCGCGCCGGTGTAGGCATAGGCAATGGTCTGCTCGACCGAGCCGCCGCGGGCGACGACGGTGATCTTGTCCAGGCAAAACAGGTCGAGGAAGTACCAGTCGAGCAGCGGGGCCACGGCCGACGCGCAGGAGCCGGCCGGCTTGTAGCCGTAGACTTCCTTGCCGGCCGCAGCGCTCATGTCGATGTCGCCCGCCGTGAGCGGGCGGCACCGCAGCATTTCGCTCTCCAGCACATCTTGCAGATCGACGGTGAGCGGCCTGATGATGTCGCCGCTGCTCGCCGAAAAAGCAGCGGGGATGCTGTAGTCTCCAGGCGGGTATGGCACGGCGTCGGGGTCTACGATGGAAGGGATGAACCGGTAGAACACCTCGTCGATGCGGCTCGGCGAATTGCCGAGCATGGTGATGCGGTTCAACACCGTGTCGCCGAATGTCTCCGCCCCTGTGGTGATGGCGCCGACGTACTTGCCCTTGCAGTAAATTCCCAGGGTGTGGTTATTGAACGGGTTGTATTGGATGGCGCAATGCGCCCATTCCAGATACTGGGGTTTCTGGTCAGCCGCTGCGGTGCCGATACCGCCGCCGCCCGTGGTGGCCGCGGAGTGGATGTCGTAGATGAAACTGCTGAACAGGCCGCCAGACTGCAACAACAGCGAATGCCCGTTCTCGAACTCGAGAAAGATGAAGTTGCCCGAAGAGATGTATTGAACCCAGAAATCAACGCGCCACACCTTGCCCAGCACATTGCCGGTGATGCCGCTGGCCATGAAGCCGCCGCCGACGGCATTGGAGCCACACTGATCGAACTGCCCCGGCGAGTACAGCGCCGCCGCGCCCTGGCGATCGACATCCGGGCCGACCGCCGAAACCACTTTCCCGGTGGTGCCGTCGATGGCGTCGAAGTGGCACAGCAGCCCGTCGCCTTGGATGATTTCCGTCGTTGAATTGGTGCTGACCTCCACCTCGATCAACGACGGCCGCCGGCCGTTTTGCATCAGCAGGTTGGTGAACCCGATGCTGACCACGCCCCGGTAGGAGATGGCGTTGGCTGCCCCGACGGCGGCCTCCATCACTGACCACGGTGCCTGCGCTGACGAGCCGGTGAAAAGCTCGACATCGGACCACAGCTCGGTGGGGTCATTGACAGCCAACCGAGACGCCACGATCTTGCCGTCGATGCGGATGCGCGTCCAGACCGGACTGGGCCACCGGGCGAGATCGACCTCGCACAGCACCCCCAGCATGTCGGCGTGATAGCTGAATTGCTCGACCCCGGAATCACCGCCCTTGCCGCCCACGGTCTCGCTCGATTCGCGCAGCCCGCTCCACCAGCGCGGCGATAGCGTGCACCAGGCCCGGCCATACAACCGCGGCACCTTGGACCCGAATTCCAGAGCCGGCGCACTGGTGTCGTCGAGGCGCGGGCCTTCGGGCGGGCCGTCGATGAACCCGCCGACTTCTCCGCCGATGATGCCGCCGATGGTCGCGCCGATCGGCCCGCCGATGACGGCACCGGCGATCTGCCCGACGATGGTCAGGCCTTGGCGGGCGCTGCTCATGCCACCACTCCGGGGATGCGATAGCCCTGCACGAAGCGCCAGAGCCTGCGCTCGTAGCTGACCCGCTCTTCGATCACCTTGGGCGGGTACGCATGCACCAGCACCCACTCGTCGTAACGCCGGTCGACGATGATGCCCAGGTGCTGCGGCGGCATCAGGCGCCAGCCATTGAGCACGATGTCACCCACCTGCAATGCATCGCGGCCGATGGGTTCGAGGTAGGCATCGCAGGCGCGGCGGATACTGTGGCCATCGGGCACGCGGCCGTAGCCCATGAATTCCTGCACACCGGGCCACAGCGCCAGATCGCCGGACCGCAGGCCCAGCTCGATCAGCACGCCGCGGATCAGCCCGGCGCAATCGCAGCCGACGCCCTTGAGCGTTTGCTGGTGCACCCAGGGCGTGCCAATCCATGTCCTAGCGGCGGCGGCTACGTCGGCGCGGGTGGGCATCACGCAGCCTCCCAGTCGCTGGCGATATACGTGGGCTCGCCCTGCCAGATCTGAAAGCTCAGGTAGGCGGCGCCATCGGGGCCAGCGCAACCGCTATGCACCACGCCGACTGGCACGCTGAGGATGGGGCCGAGGCCGAAGGGGAAGGCGCGGCCCTCGACCCGCACTTCCCCGCCGCCGGCCAGCGCGACATCGGCGCTGTCGCAGCGCAGGTGCCGGTGCGGCGGCACCTGGGCGTGCGGGTGCAGCACCACCAGCTCGATCTGGCGTGGGCCGTCTCGGTACAGCACCAGCTCGGTCCAGTGCGGGCCAATGCGAAGCGGCCCGGCTGCGGTGAGCGGCAGGCCGTTGCGCATTGCCTCGCGGGCGAACTGTCGCGGGGTCATGCGGCCAACTCCCCGTTGACGATGTCCGAGACGGTGGGCTTGGTGTCGCAGCCGCCGTAGTTGACTTTGTTGGCAAACTTGTCGCGGCAATCTTCGTCCGGCCGGTGCCGGCAGCCGGCGATGATGGTGAACAGATCGCCGATCAACGGCGTGCGCAGCAGCGGCAACACCAGGGTGATCTGGCCGCCGGTGTTGGTGTCGATCTGCCGCCAGATGCCGTTGGCGTTGGCGCCGCTGGTGAACAGCAGGCGGCCGTTGCCGTAGTGATCTGCCGCGGCGGCCGACAGGCTCGACGCGGTGATGACGCGCTGGCTGGTCACGCCGGTGATCGCCACCGCCGTGGTGGTGAACGCCGTGAGGTCTTTGCGGCAATTGGCGTCGCCGAGCACCCAGGGGCAGCCGAACTGGTGGATGCGCGTGGTGTCTTGCTGAAGCGCCTGCCGGAAATCACGCGCCTCGAAATCGAATGCGCCCACGCGCGGCTCGGCGTTGGCGATGAACCCCGAGGGCCAGGGGATGATGCCGTCGCTGGGGCTGGCCCAGTTGTACTGGAAGATGCGGTAGCGGGCGCCGTCCCACACGCCGTCGAGAATGTCCTCGCGCAGGATCTCGGCGCTGTCGCCCACGGTGACCTGCAGGTTGTCGACGTTCAATCCGATGCTGCAAGCGATGCTGCTCAGCGTCATGCCGTCGACCGGCGTGTAGGTCTGTCCGTCGATCACCGCCGCGCGGCTGCCCGAGCAGCGGCGGTAGGCCACGGCGTCGCTGCGCACGATTTCGAACGCCCAGGCCAGGGTGTGCTGGCCGCCGGCCAGGTGGGCGGCGATGGCGGTGTCGAGGGCCTTGGCGGTCATGATTCGCGGACCTCGACGATGGTGATGTCGTCCCAGCGGAACAGCATCTTGCTGTCGTGCATGCGAAATTCGAGCTTGGGCTTGAAGGCCGGTACGTCATAGCGGCAAAGCACGTCGAATTCGCACGACACTTCGAGCGTGGCGCCGGCCCATGACGTGAGCGAGGTGACGATGCCGGTGTCGTTGTCGACGGTGTAGTCGGTGGTGATCGCTTGCAGCGTGGTGTTTTTCCAGATGCGGACCGTGCCCGCGACAATGCGCTTGAGCGGACGCACATATTCGAATGCCGCCTCATCGGTGCCGTAGACCTTGTTGATCTGCCAAGCGGTGGTGGTGCCGGTCAGCCGGCCTTTGTCGTCGCCGGTGCGGGGGCACTGGAAATCGTGCCAATCCTTGAAGCGGAAGCGGTGGTAGATGCCGCGTGCTTTGTAGTAGTGGCTGCGCGCAGCTTCGTGCAGGCCCGTGAGTTCCAGCGCCCGCGCGACGTTCCATTCACCGCGCGCATCCTGCCAGTCGAGATTGGGGGTTTCGTAGCCCCCTTCGTGCCCGACGATAGTGGTCTTCCAGATGCCGTGGCCGCCCTCGGCGCCGCGGGCGATGTCGTCGGGGAAACGGTCGGCCAGGATGCCCATGGTCAGGCCCCCCGGCGCGACAAGTAACGCTCAGCCCTGCGCGCCACGTTGCGGGCTGCGCGCTCCTCAGCCATGCGGTCCATCTGGCCGTGGCTGTTGACCGTGAGGCCGCGCAGATCAACATAAGTGCTGCCGCCGCGGTCGCCCGCCAGCGCCCCGGAGTCGCGCTGGGCCGGCGCCGCCCTGCGCGGCGCCAGGCCGACGTAGCCGCCGTGCTCGTACTTCGGCAACTTGCGGCGCCCGCCGGCCAGCGCCGCGGTATGGATTTGCTCGAGAGCACCGACGCCGATGCGTTTGACCGCCGGGGCGCTGAACACGTACTCCTGGCCGTGCACGATGCCGGCGGGCTCTTGCGGCCCCATGTTTCCCGTGAAACCACCCGCATCGAATCCGGCCACCTTGATGAAATTACCCAGCGCGTCGCCGCCGGCCTTGCTTGCCGAGGCCAAGCCAATCGCCGTGGTGATGGCCACCGTGGAGGCGGCGATGCTCGTAACCAGCGCGGCCGTCTCGGTGGCCGCGGATGTAGCGATCACGGCGGAAAGCGCAGCCGTCTCGGTGGCTGACGTGGCCGCCAGTGCGCCGCTGATCGCGGCGGTCTCGGCGGCCGATGCGGCAGTGATGGCGGTTGAAATCGCCGCGGCCGAGGCAGCCTGGCCCGATGCCGCGGCAACATCAGAGCCCACCGCGGCGATTGCGCCAACCGCCTGCCCGGCAGCAGGGGCGGCAGCCGCCGGGGCGTTGAGCCCGAACAGTTTGCCGAGGATGTTCTCGCCGAAGCCCTGCCCGCCGGCGCCCTTGAGGAAATTGGTAAACGTCGCGGCCAGCGGCTTGATCAGGATTTCTTCGTTGACGATGTCGAAGATGCGGTCGCCGATGTCTTTGACGATGCTTTTGAGGTCGCGCGCGTCTTTCACGGCGCGGCCAAACCCCTCGGCCAGGACGTTGCCGATGTCGCCGGCGGCGGCGTCGAGCCGCAGCTTGGTGGGGTCCATCTGCGCGCGCACGCGGGCGGCTTGCGCTTCGAGGTCGCGCAGGCCGAGCGAGAGCGCGGTGTTGGCCGGGTCGATCTGTACCAGCTCGCGGGTTTTGGCGATCAGCGCATCGAACTCGGCCACCGCCTTGCGGCGCAGCGCGCCGACGGCGCGCTCGGTTTCCAGCAGACCGGCGCCGCTGCTCTCGCTGGCCAGCAGCAGGCGCTCCTCGGCAATGGCGGCGTCTTGGCTGATTTGCGCGAACCGGGCGCGCGAGGCGTTGAACTCTTGCTGCAGGACAAGCAGGCCGCGCAGGCGCTGGGCTTTTTGTTCGGCCGCGGCCGGGTCTTCCCCGGCCTGCACCAGCAGGCGCTGGGCGGCGCGCACCTGGTTGGCGATGTTGAGCAGGTCACCCGCCGCGGCATCGCCCGACAACTCGCGGATCTGCGCGTCGAGCGCGGCCACATCGTCGCGCAGGGCTTCGGTGGCGCGCTGGCGCTCGAAGGCCGAGAGTTGCGCGGCCTGGTCGGCCTCGCGCTCGGCGACGCGCAGCTTGGTGCGCGCCTCCTCGATCTGGTTTTGCACCTCCTGGCGGTCGCCGGGCGTCTTGAGCAGTTTGCTGCTCAGCAGTTTCTCGCGCTCGGCGACCTCTTCGGCGGTGGCCTTGCGCACCGCAGCGAGGCTGTCTTGGCGGGCCTGGTCTTGCGCGGCGTAGAACTGCTCGAGGCTTTGCTCGCCGGCGGAGTACAGCCCGCGCGAGAAATCTTCGTGGAAGCGTTGCAGGTCGCGCTCTTCATCGAGGCCCGCGCCGATGGCCTTGACGCGGCCTTCGATCACCTTGCGCAGGTTGGCCAGGGCTTCGGTGCGGGCTTTGTCGATGCCGGAGGTGCCGGCTTTGGTTGGGATGTCGGGGGCGCCCGGCTTGTCTTTGAGCCCGATGTCCGCGGCGGCAGTTGGTTTTGGCAGCGGTTTGGCCTTGTCCGCAAAACCTTTCAACGCATCGCTTGCCCGCAGTGCCTCTTGGCTCAATGCGGCGGCCTCTGCGCGCAGCTCCGACATCTTCTTTGCCATCCCAGCGTCGCCGCCCTTGCGATCGATGGCCGCCTGCAGTCTCTCGATTTCGCCCACCACTGTGCGCAAACGGTGGCTGGCGTTTCTTGCGTCGTCTTGCTTGCCAAGAGACGCAAAAAAACCGCCGCCGCGTTGGATGCCAGCGAGCGCCTCGAAAAACTGATTCAGCGCCGGGATCATGTCGCCAACAACCGAGCGCGCCACGTCCTTGAAATTCTTCCCCAGCGCGCTGAGCTGGTGGTTGAACTTCTCCGCCTCCTCGGCCTGCTTCGTGGTCACCGTCGCATTGAGCTTGCCTTGCGTCGCCAGGTCGTTCAGGAACGGCGCGACCTCGCGCACGCTCTTTCCGAACAGCTCTTGCACGATCCGGGCTTTGTTGCCGTCGTCGGCGTAGCCGGCCAACGCCACCGCGGTTTGGCGCAGCGCCTCGGCGGGATCGAGCGCCTTCAGCCGCTCGGCTTCGAGGCCGATGGCCTTGAGCACCTCGGCCGGCCCGCTGCCCGGCTTGGCTTCCTTGAGCTGCGCGTTGAACTTGACGAGTGCCGTGCCAACGGTGTCGAAACTGGTGCCGGTGCGCGCGGCCACGTCTTCCAGCGCGCTGATGTTCTCGATGCTCGCGCCGGTGGCGTCTTTCAGATCATTGAGCGCGTCGACGCCGTTGATGATGCTCTTGAAATTGAGCAGTGAGAGTGCGCCGCCGAGCAGGCCCACCGTGCCCAGCAGCGGCCCCAGCGCGGCGTTGATGCCGGCTGCCGACGACTGCAGGCCAAGGATGTTGCGCTTGGCGCTGGCGAATGCGGCCGCCGTTTTGTCGGTGGCCGACAGGACGATATTGGCGCGGCCGTCAGTCGCCATGCCGCACTCCCATTACTCGCCGCCGAACAGCGCTTGCATTTCCGCGTCGACCGCTTGCGCGGGCGGGCTGTTGCGCATGATCTCGAGCTGCATGTGCAGCCCAAACTCCTCTGCCGACATGCCGCGCTCCAACTCGGCCAGGGTGCGGCCCAGGCGCTGCGCAAGGCGCAAGGCGAAGGCCAGCGTCGGCGCTTCGTCTAGTTTTTTTTGGCGTCCTCACCGCTCATCCCCGAAAGCCGCCAGGCGGTGTTGAACAGTTCGAGGGCGATCGCGGTGTGGATGGCGCCAAAAATCTCCCAGCGCGTGCGCGAGTACACCGGCTGGTCCTTGGCGTCGACGACGGCGATGGCCAGCAGATCGGGGATCACGGCGTACACCGCGGCGTCGGGCTCGTCGGCGTGCTTGGCGCGCAGCTTGACGATGCGCTGCTCCAGCGCCAGGCGCTGCGAGAGCCAGAGCGCGCGAACGCGCACCGTACCCCCCAGCGGGGGGCATGGCACGTCTTCGAACGGCAGCTCTGGCGGCGGAACCTGAGCCGCGCTGATGAGGCTCGTCATGCGTCAGGCCCCGATCAGGTTGCGTAGCGGATCGGGCGCGCCGCGAAGCTCACGTTGACGGCGTTGCGCAGCGTGGAGTCTTCGACGGTGGCCACCTGCCCCACCGTCCAGAAGCCGCTGAACAGCGTGCGGCTGCCGTTGGGGTAGACGAAGCGGCCGCCGGTCTCGGTGCTGTCGGCGGCGTTGACGGTGGAGACCCAGGCCAGCGCCGGATCGTCGAACACGGGCAGGGTGACGTCGACCGCGGTGCGGCTGGTGGGCAGGCGCTGGTCGTCGCGGTTTTTCAGGGTGGAGATATCGGCGTACTGCTGCTCGCCGCCCGAGACGTTGAAATTGCGCGTGATTTGCGTCACCTCGGTCCAGGCGGTGATTTCGCGCACGCTGCCGATGCCGCTGCCGACGGGGTAGAGATCGGTGTCGCTGGTGTCCACGCCTTCGAGGGTGACGTCGTTGGTAGCCACCGCGGAGACGCGCACAACGCGGTTGTTGAGCAAGTCCCAGCCCGAGGTGATGTGCAGGATGTCGCCGACGACAACGCCATGCGCGGCCTCGAGCGTGGCAACGGCCGGGTTGGCATTGGAGACGGCGCTCATGGTCTTGACCGCGCCGTAGGTGCTGGCGATGCTGACCGTGGTGCCGATGGCAAGGGTGATGGACATGGGGCTCTCTCCTCAGGATGACAAGATGGTTTCGGGTGCTGTCGGGCGCACGTAGTACAGCGCCTGCATGCGCAGGGTGATAACGCCGACGGCGGCCTCGCCTTCGACGGCCGTGTCGCGGTTGATGCCGACGAGATCGAGCGCGTAGGGCACGGGCGCGGCAAAGATCACCGGCAACGCGGCCACGGCCATGGCGTGCATGGCGTCGTCGAGATCGGCCACGGCGCGGCAGTAACCCCGCGCCTCGATTTGCAGCTTGTGCTCGTAGGTATGGTCGCCGAGCATCGCGCCGCCGGCCTCTTCGTCCTCGGCGGTCACGCGCCAGGCCGGCAGATCGCCCTCGGCCAGCGGCCAAGCGCGCGAGGTGTGCACCTTGCCAGCATAGGCCGGCAGCGCGGCGATGCGAGCGGCAATGGCGTCGATGACCTGGGCGGCGGCGAGGGCCATGGCAACCTCAGACCTTGGCCAACACCAGGCGCTGCAGGCCGCCTTCAGCCTGCGGCTGCAGGCTGCGAACCTTGTAGGTGCCGAACACGGCGCCCGCCTCGCCCAGCGAGGTCAGCGTGATGGCGTCGCCCTCGGCCGTGAGTGGCGCCACGTCGGGCGTCTTGAGCAACGCTGGGCGGTTGCTGACGACGCCCATGTCGTCGACGTAGGACAACGCCGGGTCAAACACAACGTTGCCGACTACAGGCACCACGTCGCCGGCGTGCAGGAAGCTCGCCGAGGCGTTGACCAGGCGGCCGATGACGGCCGCCGTGGCACGCGATTCGATGTCGGCGAAGCTCATGCTCGGGCGGCTCGGCGTGCGCTCAGGATCAGGTCGCCACCGGCAGGGCCGGCATCATGAGCATCTTGACGGTGCTCGACGGGTTGGCGGCGGCCTCGACGGCGATGCCAACCTGCTGCTGGGCGGTGCTGGTTTTGTTGACGACGCTGTTGGTCGCGTCCCAAAACAGGCGGTCGCCGACGCTGATGGCCAGCGCGCTGGTCTTGGCGATGGTGACGACGCCGCGCACGATGAAGCTGCTGGCGGTGCCGCTGACGGCGTCGACCGCCGCAATACCGAACAGCGCCGCGCCAAACAGGTGGCCGGTGCCGGAGGCCACGGTGGCGCCGGGATCGAGGTCGAGCACGTCGCCTTCTTGAACGAACTTGGTGGTCATGGTTTGGTGTCCTTGGTGGTCGCTGGGGGATCAGGCGCCGGGGTTCTTGTAGAGGCCGCGGAAATCGATGGCCTTGGCGGCGAAATCCAGCCGGCACTTGTAGGAGACGCCGTCGACTTCGAAGCCCATCTCGCTCTCGATGACGGGGCCGGCGGCGCCCTGCAGGTAGCAGTACTCGACGGTGTCGATCTGCCCGTTGTTGGCGGCCAGGTACCAGGCGGTGGTGCTGTTGGCGTCGAGGATGGCCTCGACCACCGGCTCGACCGCCGTGCGGCCACCGGCGCGGAACTCGTTGGTGTTGGCCGGCGTGGCGGGCACGTAGTTGGCGCTGGTGTACTGGTAGGCCAGCTGCTCCTGCGTGGCGGGCACGATCAGGAAGCTGGGCGTGAGGTTGAGTTCCTCGCTCTGCAGGCCTTTTTGCAGGCGCATGGCCGCGCGGCCGGCGCCCAAGGTGGCGACGCTGATGGCGGCACCCGCGCCGGCCAGGTTGGCGTGGCCGCCGGCGGTGGTGACCGCCGTGCTGTTGAACAGCGCGCCGGTGTCGGCCAGCGCGGCGTTGGCGGTGAGGATGGCGTAGACCGTGCGGTTTTCCAGCCGCGCGGCGCTGTTGCCGAAGGCGCCGACCATGCGGTCGAAGCCGCGCAGGTCGTCGTTGATGATGGCCTGGCGGGTGAGGCTGACGATGCGCCCGTAGGTGATCATCGAGTACGTTTCTTTGCCATCGGTCATGGCGCCGTACTTGAACTCGCCGTGCTCGTTGACCTGCAGCAGATCGGGCGCGCCGGCCAGGTTGACGACCGACATGCTCTTGAAATCGGGCGCGTCGGGGGCGCGGCGGGCCCAGCGCTGGTAGCTGGGCGCGTTTTCTTCGTAGCCCTGGCGCAGGCGCTTGGTGGCGACGTTTTGCAGCAGGTTGGCGAAATCGCTGGTGCTCATCATGCCGCCGGAGCGGAACATGAGGATCTGCGTGGCCAGTTGCATGCGCGTCATGCCGCGGGTGTTGATGCCGCTGCGCTCGAGGTGGTCGCGGCCCATCTCGATCAGGCTCATGCCGCGGTACTGGCGGCCGTTGTCGGTGAGCGTGGCGCGCGCGTCGACGCGGTGGGCCAGCGCCTCTTCGAGGCCGGCCATGCGGGTTTGCGTCTCGTCGCTGACGGTGGCCACGCGGGTGACGTTGAGGCGGGCGCCGCCCTGGCCTTCGGCGCGGGTGGCGATGTCGTTGAGGATCTGCTCGCGCACGGCTTCGACGGTGATGCCGTCGGCGATGTAGCGCTGCGCGGCATCAGCCGGCACGGCGTGGCGCGTGCACAGGGCGTTGATCTCGGCAGCGCGCGTGCGCTCGGCGGCAAGGGCTGCCGCGGCGGCATCGGCGGCGGCGCGGGTGGCCACTTCCTGGTCACGCTGGGCCTGGATTTCAGCTTCGGTCATGATGTTTGCCTTTGGAGATTGGGCGGCGGCCCGGATGAATTCGCACGGGGTGCCGTGCACGGGTTGTGAACGGGTGAGCGCGGGCTCGGCGGCGTTGCGCGTGCCGGCGTGGGGGTCGGCAGGGACGGTGACAAAGGAGATTTCCTGCGGCGTCCAGGCCACGGCGCGGTACAGCGGCATGTTCACGCCGTCGGTGCGGTCGATCGCGCGGGTGATTTCGTAGCGCTGCACCGAGTAGCCGAAGCTGATGGCGCGGATGATGCCGTCGCGGATGTCGCCGACGATGCCGGCTTTGTCGGGGTTGCCCGACAGGCGCAGCGTGGCGCGGCCTTCGCCGTTTTCGATCGAGCCGCGCACGGCGATGCCGAGCACACCGCCGACGCCGCCGTAGACCTGGTGATTGTCGAGCACTTGCAGGGCGCCGGACTCGAAGCGACTCATGTCGACCGCGGTGGGTTCGACGGCGAGCTCTTCTTCGAAGACGGTGTCGTTGTACCAATCGTAGGCGCGGCGGCGGGCGCCGGTGGTCCAGACCACATCAACCGTGCGCTCGGCTTCGTTGAAGCTGGCGGGAACGACCTGGGCCGCGCGCACTTGCAGCGGCATGTCGGCGACGCTGCGCTGGGGCGGCGGTGTGAGCAGGGCGGCGGCTTGGGGCATGGGACGCCACTTTGTCGGGTGCGGCGTCCCATTTCCAGGAAAAGTGGGACGATTTGCGAAGCGCCTATTCAGCCGTTGCCATGATCAGCGCGATCAGCATGGCGCGGCGACGCTCGTTGTCGTACAACAAATCCGGGTCCTGCGGTATCAGCGGTGCCGCCGGCAGTGGTTCTGGTCGGGTCGACTGCGCAATCGGCTCTAGCTCGGACTCCAGCTCGACCCGGGTGTCATCGGCTGGCGCTGGCAAGCGGGCAATCGCTGCCAGCACGTCGCGCACAGAATCGCGCACAATCTTTTCGACGCCCAGCGTCGGCGCTGGTGGCGTGGCGTTTTCGTCCTGCGGCGGTTCAGGCTCGACGATCGGCGCGTCAAAAAATGGGCGGTACTTGACCCTGCGCCGTTTGTGCGTCTCCGTGCCGAGCAGCTTGGCGGCGATCGCATCGGTTCCGCCCGCCAGCAGCGGCGGCGCCATGCCCCCGAGGAGTCGTTGCGCCGCCGCCGGCGGCGGCGCCATGCCCCCGAGCAGTCGTTGCGCCGGATAGATCACGACAGCCTCGTATACGTTGCGGTGTTTCCGCTCACCGCCACGGATTGCGCAAAGGTTCCGTCGCTTATCAGCGTGCCCGTGTCCGCTATCGGGTCGATCAACCCATGCCGACGCGCCAGCGCCTCAAGCCAGCCCGCCGCTTCGACATCCATGCCCGCGACAACAGCGTCCCCGCTTGGGCCGCCCGCCGCGGTGGTAAGCACGCCGCCAACCAGGTTTTGCACCAACGTGCCGCCGACCACGGTGCCGTCATAGGGGGACGTGGCGGTATATGCAACAGGAGACGAGATGCCGAACCGTTCCGCCAGGGCGCGCAGGATGTCGCGGTGGTATGGCGAGAGCACTGCACCTGTGGCAGCAAACAGCGGCGGCGGCGCTCTCGCAATCTCCACCTCGACGACGGCACCAAACGCTCGCGGCAGCGCGAACCCCGCCTCCAGCTCTACAGCAGGACTCAACCCACGCGGCGGTGCAAACCCGGCCTCTGCCTCAACAACGTACCCAATGACCTGAGGCCGAGCAAACGCCGCCTCGATCTCAACTGCGTGGCCGAACCCCGGAGGCCGCGCGAACGCCGCCTCGATCTCAACCGCAATCCCGCACCGCGTAGACCCGTCGAAGGTCCAGCACGTTTGATCGAACCGCAGTTGCCCCGAATCAAACGTCACCAACTGCTGCCCGCCCAGTATTACCGGGCGAGCGATCGCGCGTTCTATTTCTACAGCCAGCGCCGACTGCGGCTGTAGGGCAAGCGCGGCTTCTAGCTCAACAACCGCGAAGCATGCCGCGGTGTCGTCAAACGTCCAGCAGGTCTGATCGAACCTTAGCTGCGTGGAGTCGAAGGTCGCCACAAAGGTCTATCCTTTGCGGATTAGTACGTGCGGATGAAATTGAACAGGTCTTGCGACCGCAGCGCCGCGATTTTCTCGTGGCCGGCGTCGGTGGGGTGTACGCCATCCGCATTCAGGTCGGTTGTGACATTGAGCAACCCGCGCAGATCCGATAGCCTGACATTCAGGCCGTCGGTTCTTAGCTTGTTCACTGCAAGCTCGATCTCTGTGTTGTAGGCATCAAAGTCAGCGTCCGTCGTGCCGTAAGTTGTATGCCCCGCCGCGCCGAAATATGGAATGGTTGAGCACAGAACCTGCCCGCAAGTGCTCTGCAAGTTCGTCCCGTAGTTGCCGCCAACAAATATCACATAGGCTGGGTTGGATGCGTCAACCGCAACAGAGGTGACGACAACGGTGTGAACGCCGTTGCTCAACCCGGTTATTCTGTGCATGCGGGGGCCATAAGAAATCCCGTTGCCGGTCGTCATGCTCGCTGTCGCGGCGGTGGTAAACGTACCTCCGAATTGCACGCCATCAACATGGATCGTGTACGTCCCGGTATTCGGCGTTTGGTACACACTACACACGTAGACCACATTGCCGCGCACCGTGTAGGTGGCGGTTGCGCCGTTGGTTGTGGCGTGCTTGCCCAGAGCTCCACCATAAACCGTTGTGTTTGCCCATGTGCCGGTAAAGGTGCCGGCCTGGCCGTTGAATCTGGTCGTCGGCGGTGTTGCCAACCACGCCAACTCGGCAAGCAGACCTTCGGAAAATACCGCCTTCAACCCGGTGTTTTTGTACACACGGACATCGTTGGTGCCCAGCATGACCATGCTGGAGCGAGTGGCGCCAGAAATTGTCCGCGCGAATACCTGCGCGGCTTGGTCTGCGACCTGAGCGCCCGACACGGCCAGGTACACAGGCGCGTTGCGCCCGGAGCGGCTGGCTGTTTTCACGGCGTAGCTGTTCGCCACCGTCGACGACCCGCTTGCCGTGGTGTTCGTCGAGATGCTGTCCCCGATCACGTTCAGGCCGTCGAACTCCTGCGCGCCGGCGATGTCGCCGGCAGTGCGCTGATAGCCGTTTCCGGCCCGCGCCCATATTGCCGCGCCGGCCGCTGGGTCCAGGCACCGCCACGATTCGCCGGTTCGGCGGTTAACCCAAAAAGACCCTTGCACATAGCCGTCTGCGCTGTCGTCGTTTATCGTTGGGTCGCTCAGGGCACCATAGTTGCCAAACAACTTCCCGTACAGCTCCGTGAAGTTGCTGTTTATCTTGGCCCCGCCATCTCTCGCGGTGTCCCCGGTTCCGTCGCCAGGGGTGGTGCCAATGTTGATTGTTTGCTGCGCCATGGTTACACCGACAGGGCTTCGTAAAACAGGCCAGCCGCGGTTTGCAGGTCAACCCCACTCGGCGTGGCCACGTAGTCGAAACACATCAATGGCTCCAGCGTCGAGTCCGTGCCGATGGTTATGTCGGGGTCGTAGCAAACAAGCATTTTGCTGATCGCCGGGCCGGACGCCGCAGCCCACAGCAGGCCTGGCAACGACAATTGGATTTTGTTCAGCGTGTTGTCGGGCGCCGGGATGGCTGGCAAATCGACATCGGTCAGCACCTTCCTGCCCATCGTCGTCTGTTCGAGCGTCGTGCCTGCAAAAACTTCAGCAACGGTCGTCATGTCCATAAGGGTCGCGTCGGACGCGAGCCCCGATGTTTGCAGAGGTATCACCACGAACGCGGAATTGGCCGGGTTGTTGTTTTTAACCCCCCGGTACAACTCAACAACGCGCCCGCGCGCCGAGTTGAAAATGAAATTTGACACGCTGTTCTCCTATTGAATCTCGGTATCGGCACTGGCCGGCGGCGTGCCGTTGTAGATGCGCAGCTTGGGGCTGGTGCCGATGGTGGTCGTGGGTCTTTCCTTAGTGGGTTTTGCGTTGCCGCCAGCGATCAGTTATTCCATTTCGGCGCCTAGAACCTTGCCGGCCTCGTCTTCGACAAACTTGATTCGCGCCGGCTTGGGCTGCGCCGCCACGAGCTGGTTGCGCAGCACCTCGGTGATCAACGACTGGACTTGCGACTGCTTCTCGGACTGCTGCGACGCCTCCGCCCTGCGCTCGTCGCGCATTGCCTCAATCCCTGTCTGGATTTGTGATTCGAGATGGCGAGCTGCGGCATCTTGGGTGGCGGCGGCGTCGGTGGCGGCCTGGTCGGTGGCTTCGGTCTTGCCCTTTTGCAAGAAGACCAGGGTGTCGAGCACGCCGAGTTCCTTGAGCCGCTTGAAATCGGCGGCGATTTCTTCGAACACCTTGGCCGGGTTTTCGCCGCGGGCGCGCAGCTTGCTGCTCAGGCTGGCCAGGCCGGAATTGATTTGCAGCACGTCGGCCTGAGCCTCTTGCGCGGGGTTGACGTAGTCCCACTTGGGGCAGTCGTACTCGATGCCGTAGCGGCTGTTCGGCACCCGGCCGGCGAGCACGGCGGCGCTGGCCATGGCGTCGAGGATGGCCTGCAACAGGCGGGGGATGAGCACGACCCATTGGGTGTGCTCGAAGCCGCGGCGCACGTCGATGCTGCGCACGCGCGCGCTGCTGAAGTTGACCTCGGTCATGTCGCCGGTGGCCATCTCGTAGGTGACGCCCAGCGCCGCCGTGATGACGTGCATTTGCCACTTGACGTATTCAACGTGGCCGCCGGCGGGCTTGGGCTCGACGGTGGTGACGGTGTTGCCGGCCGGGATCTCTGTAATGCTGCCGCTGGCGAGTTCGCCCAGGTCGCCGGTGCGACGCGCAGTTGCGGTGTCGGCGCCGGCAGTGGTGCCGGCGCTGGTTTGGAAATCGTTGGCCATCAGCGAGGCGTCGCCGCTGACGAGCACGGACAGGCGGGCTTCGAGGTTCTTGCGCGCCAGCTCGGCGTCTTCGTAGAGCTGGGTGTCGCGGGTGCGCGCGATGACGGGCGCCAGGCGGCTGATGCCGCGGCCCTGGCCGGGGCGCTTGGGTTCGAACAGGTGCACGATGTACTGCGCATCGACGCGGCTCGATTGGCTGCGCAGGCCGCGGCGCAGGGTGATGTCGCCGGGGTGTTGGTCCCACAACCAGTAGGCCGCGACCTTGCCCATGGGGTCGTACTCGATGCCTTCGACGATGACGTTGCCTTCGGGCACGCCGGCGGGGGTGGCGGTGTTGCCGGTGTTGCGGCTGGAGTCGAGCCAATCGATCTCGAGCAGTTGCAGTTGCAGCGGCACGGGCAGGTTGTCTTGTGGGCGGCGCGGGCGCAGACGCACCAGCACTTCGCCGTCTTGCTCCATGGCGCGGTACGCAACGCCTTGCAGGCCGAAGAAATCGAGCCGGTTGTCGGCGTCGCAGACTTTGGACCAGCGGGTGAATAGGTTGTTGAGGGCATCGGCCTGGGCGCCGGTGAAGCGCGGCACGATGCCGGTGCCGATGACGTTGGCCACCAGGGCGTCGAGGCTGGCGGCGATGTAGGGCACGTTTTGCACCAGGGCGCGAGCCTTGGTGCGCAGGGTGGCGGCGTCGGCCATGTGGTCGGCCTGGGCGCTGGCGCCGGCGCGGCGGGGGCGCCAGGTGTCGCGCGGGCTGGCGGCCTCATAGGCGCGGGTGGCCAGGGCCAGGCGGGTGCGGTCGACGACGCGCTTGAGGCCGCGGCTGGGATCGAAGAAGCCGATCAGGCGGTCGATGGGGTTGACCGCCATCAGTCGCCCCGCGAGGTGGTGAAGCGGTAGCGGAAGGCGCCGGTGGGCCGCGCGGTTTCTTGCTGCGCGAGCAGGCCGGCGATGAAGTCGCGCCGGGCTTTCAGGCCCTCGAAGTTGTCGAATCGAACGCGGCGGCCTTCGAGCTCGACCTCGAGTTCGCTGGCGGCAATGGCGCGGTCGAGCGCGGTGAGGTCGGCGGTCGTGAAGGCCATCCCCGCACGCTACGGGGATGGGCGTCCCAATTCCAGGAAAAGTGGGACGGAATCAGGCGCGACCTGGTTGCTTGAGGATGCGGTAGACCGTGCTGCGCCCGATGCCCAGCCGGCGCGCGACTTCGCTGGCGTTGCGGCCATTGAACTGCTCGAGCACTTGCAGCACCAGGCGCTGGCGCTCGGTAGGGGCGCGCTTGGGGATGTAGTGGTTGTCGCCGGCGACTTCGGCGCGCATGTCGGCCTTGAGTTCGCTCAGGCTGTGCTGGCTGATTTCGGGGAACTGGGCGACGAATCGATCGAAGATCAGGTCGACCAGGTCGGGCTCGGCAAACTTTTCGCTGAGCAGGTGACGCGCGGGTTTGCGTTTGGGTTGGGGGGGGCTGCTCACCAGTCTCTCCGGTTGGGTTGGCGGGGCGGCTGGCGCGGGGCTTCGGGTTCGGGGCGCGCGGCCGTGGCGGGGAGCGCCGGTGGTGGCGTTGGATCGGCCGGGGCTGGCGGCTGGATCACTGGCGCAGCGGCCTCGGCGCCCAGGGTCTCGGCGGGCGGCGTGGTGGTGGCCGGTGGTGGCGCCGCTGGCCGCGCCTGGTCGAATAGATCCCGCACCTCCACCCTGCCCTGCCACTTGGCCCATTCGCCCTCGCGCCAGCGGTCGATGCCAACATAGTACGCGGCGGCTAGGGCATAGACAGCGCAGTCGAGCGCTTCGTTTCGCTTGCCGGCTGGCTTGATCCATTCCAGCTTGGCGTGGCCCTTGACGTAGCGGGTGACGAGGCGCTCGGCGGTGAGCTGCTCGAAGACTTCGGGGTGCAGGTGTTTGCTGAGGTGGACGAAACCGGGGCCGGGGCTGGCGATGCGCAGGCGGCCGTAGATTTCGGCCTTGGCGCTGTCGGTGCCGATGGGCCAGAGCTTGACGCCGCGTTTGAGCTTGGTGCCGCGCCAGTTCACGTCCTGGTCGGTCGGTTTGCCGAGGACAGCTTTGCCGGCGATGCTCTGGCCCTTGATGGCCATGACGTGGGCGTGCTGGTGGGCGCGGCAGTAGGCGTATACGGCCTGGGTGTGGTGGCCGCCGCTGTCGACCGTGCAGGCGAGCAGGGTGACGGGCTTGCCGCTGGCGTGCAGCACGGGGGTGCGGCGGTGTTCGGTGAGCTGGGCCCAGGGGCTGCCGGGCTCGGATTCGGGCAGGGCCGGGTCGCCGTAGAACACGGCGCGGTCGACGAGCTGGCGCTCCATGCCACGGCCCCAGGCCCAGCGGTAGCACTCCAGGCGGTCGCCCTGCACGTCGATACCGGCGGTGAGGACGAAGGTGCCCCAGTTGACGACGCCGATGGGGATGTCGGCGGCGCGTTTGCGCAGTTCGTGCTCGTTGGCTCGATCGCCCTGCTCTTCAAAGGTTTCTGCCAGGCGCGTGTTGACGAAGACGCGCAGCAGGGACACATCACCCGAGGCCGCTGCGGTTTGCGCGGCGTGCCATTCGCGCACGACTTGAGCCCAACTCAACCAGCCGAGCGGGCTGTAGAGGCTGGAGAGGTGGAAGCCGCGCACGCGGCCGGCTTGGGCGCCGGGGTTGTCGGCCACCCAGTGGCCGCCGGCGAGCATGGTGGCCTTGTGATGTTCACGCACTTCGCAGCCGTTTTCGCGGCAGACGTAGCGCACGGTGTCGAGCAGGGGGTTGCCGTCGGCGTCCTTGGTCCACTTGATGCCGTGGTGGACGCTGGCGCCCCATTCGAGCGGCTGCAACTCGCCGCAGTGCGGGCACGGGACGTGGAAGCGGCAGCGGTCGGACGCGAGGTAGGCCGATTCGATGCGGCTCATGTCCTTCGTGGTGGGCGTGCTGGTCTTCAGGCGTTTGCGGCGGGCGAATGTGGTCTGGCGCGCTTCGGCAAGCTGGCACGGGTCGCCCTCGCCGTCGACATCCATTGGGTAGTTGTCGATCTCGTCGAGAAAGAGGTCGCGCACGGGCATGCTGCGCAGATCGGCCGCGCTGTTGGCGCCGGCGATGGCGAGCACGCCACCGGCGAATTCCTTCAACAGGGTGGTGTTGGCGTCGTCGCGGCTGCGGTTGTCGCGCACTTTGCGGCGCAGGGCGGCGGATTCTTCGATCATCGGCGCAATGCGCTGGCGGCTGTTGCGCTTGGCCACGTTGATGGTGGGCCACACAACCATCACCGGGCCGGGGTTGGTGTCGATGAGGTAGCCGAGCCAGTTGGTGCCGATGGTGGTTTTGCTGGTCTGCGCGCCCCACAGGAGGATGCACTCTTCGACGGGGCTCATGGCGGAGAGGCAGTCCATAGGCTCGCGCGCGTAGGGGGTGCGGGCGACGCGGTAAGGGCCTGGCTCGGCGCTGTCTTTGCCGGAGAGCACGCGGTTCTTCTCAGCCCATTCGGTGACGGTGATGCGGGGGGGCGGGGCGAGGAATTCGCGCCAGACTTCGCCGATGAGGGCTTCGGCGTCGACGAGGGCGTGGGGGTCGCGGGCGCCCATGGTCAGGCGTCCTCGCTGGTGATTTGCGCGAGCACGCTGTGCAGTTCGGTTTGCACGGCGTCATGGCACTTGGCCTGGTCTGTCTCGGCGGCGAGGATGGCGGCCAGGCGGGCGGGCATCTGCAGCAGGGCTTCGCGCAGGCCTGCGGCGCGTTTGGCCCAGGCGGTGCGGACATCGGCGGCGCGGACGAGTTCGCCCTTCAGTTCGGAGAGCTTGAGCTGGGCCAGGCGGGCTTCGGCGACCTCGCGTAGGGTCTTAGCGACGTGGTAGCTGGTGGTGGTGGCGTCGGTTTCGTTGGTAGATGCCGTGGCCGTGGATGGGACGGCGGCAGCGTCGAGCGCAGCGGCTGTCTTGGCGCTCGGGCGCACGCGGTTGGCGAGGGCGTGGCGGGCCATTTCGACGTCGATCAAGCCATCGGTGGCGCGCTCGAAGACGCCGCGCTTGACCAACTCGCCGATCGCCTGGCGCGAGACGCCGAGCAGGCGGGCCAGCTCGGCCTGCTTAACCCGCTGCGCGTTTATCGATGCTGCGGAGGTCATGGAAAAAGTCGCGGTAGAACTCGAACAGCTCGCGGCCCGCGTGGATGGATGTCTGTTCGATGCGCGGGTTGGTGTTGACGTTGGCGCTGGACTCGATCGACAGGTAGTAGTCCTCGGCGTGGTTGGCGGCCAGCGTCACCTTGCTGTGGTTGCGGGCGACGATCAGGCGGGTGCCGAAGGCTGCCTCGAGCTTCAGCGCCATTTCGTACTCGGCCGTGTAGCTTCCGGGGAAGATTTCGCCGCAGCACAGGGTCAGCTCGTCGATGCGCCCGGTGTCTAGCCAGTTGTGCAGCTCGGTCATGTCCTCGGTGGCGATGCACCAAGTGCTCAGGAGTACAAAGTCGAAGTGTGTGGCTTGCAGGGCATGGCGCAGGTAGCTCAGGGCGTCGATGTCGCCATGGGACAGGACGTGCCAACTCACGCCGGCATCAAAGCGCGGTGGCAGGATCTCGGCGAGGGTCTTCTCGGCCTTGGCGCGGCGCATTTCATGGCGCGAATGGCGGCGATGCGCGCGGGCCTGCTTGGCCTGTTCGGAATCGACGCTCAGACGGCCCTGCACTGCGGCAACTATCGCCGGGTCGAAGTCTTCAAAGAGCCCCTTCGGGATGGTGTCAAGCATTACGTCAAGCAACCCGACAAATTACCCACTAGCGCGATTTCGCGCTCGTTTCGACCCGCGGGGGAAAGGTGTACGGGAGGACCCGCCACATACCCAGACGCGTTGATTTTTCGCATCACTTGGCACCCGCATTGAACCGGGCCAGGAAGAAGCGCGCCTCGTTGTCGAAGATGCCGACGAAGCGCTGCTTCATTACCTGCACCACCTTGCCGTTGATGCGGCGGGTGTTGAACATCTGCGGCACGTCGATCGTGGTCACGGGCTTGATGGGCAGGCGAGAGGCGCCGACACGCTCGAAGACGGTGCGCCCTTTGTTGCCGACGAACGCGCCATGCCCGTACTTGCCCTTCACCGGCTTGGCTGCGCCCTGGCGCTTGATCTTGACGAACAGCATCCCCTGGGTGCCGGCATTCATGCGGGCTGACTTGCGCCCCGGCGCCTTGGTGACGAACGCAATGAGGTTGGCCCCGCGGCCCCTGCCCTTGCCGCTGGCTGCCAGTTCGGCCCTCAGGATCACCTGGCCCTTGCCGGCCCTCGCCCGGCTCACGCGCAGGCGCTGCCGCACGAACCCGGCCGAGACGTTGAACTCTGCGGGGATCTCGCGCGTCATCTGCGTCTTGGCAATGGCGATGGACTTGTTGATGGCCGAGGCCAGCGCTTTCTGCCCGACATCGACCCGCAGCCGATGCAGCGCACGCTGCACCTCAGGGAAGTTGGTCTTGATCGAGATTTCCATCACTCGAGCCCCTTGCCAGATCGCGCCGTTGCCGCCGGTCGCCACGGTTTGGGGCCGTCCCAGGCGGCGAAGCGCTGGTAGGCGCCGTCGAAGTGCAGGCTGAGAGTGTCGGTGGGGCCGTTCTTTTGCTTGCACACATGCAGCTCAGCGTAGTGTTTGTTCTCTTCGGTCGGCCGGCGCATGTGTTCGCGGTAGAGCATGCCGATCAGGTCGGCGGCGCCCTCGATGTCGCCGCTCTCGCGCAGGTCGCTCATCTGCGGCGGGCCGCTGCGTTCGTCGGCCTTGCGGCTGAGCTGGCTCAGCAGCACGATGCCGACGTTGAAATCCTTCGCCGCTGCCTTGAGCCCGTTGGCAATGTCGCCCAGCTCGCGGTTGCGTGTTTCGGCGTCGCCGACCATGAGCTGCAGGTAGTCGATCATCACCACGTCAAGCCCATGCTTGCGCTTGACCTGCTGAATCTTGCGCCGCACGTCGAGCAGGCGCAGCGAGGCCTGGTCGTCGATGCGCAGGTTGAGTTGCCTCAGCGCGTCGACCCCCTCGGTGACGCCCGCCCACATCTCGTTGGGCTTGCCGTAGGGGTTGCGCAGATCCGCCAGGTTGACCCGGCCCGCGCTGGCCACCATGCGTGACACCAGCGTGCGCTGGCTGTCCTCTTGCGTCAGGAACAGCACCGAGTACTCGCGCGCCATGTTGCGCGCGATGGTGAGCGACATCGCCGACTTGCCCATGCTCGGCCGCGCGCCGATGACCCACAGCTCGCCGCGCCAGATGCCGCCGCTGGTCAGCCGGTCCAGGTCGATCAGGCCCGTCTGCATGCCCGGCCGTGCATTGCCCGACGCCACATCGTTCAGGTGATCGAGCCACGGCGCCAGCACTTCGTCCATGCCGCGCGGCTCTTGCGCCTGGGTTTGATCGGCCAGCTTGAGCAGCGCCGTCACCACCTTGTCGACACGCTCCGACACGCTGCCGCATTCGCCGCTCACAGCCTCCGCGCGCAAGGCGCCGGCGATCTGCAACAGATCGCGCTCGCGCGAGCGCTCGACGATGATCTCCGCATAGCGCCGCGCATTGGCCGAACTGGCGTAGGACTGCACCAACGTGGTCAGGTACGGCAAGTCGTGCCCGCCAGCGTCGAACACGGTGAGCACGTCGGCCGGCTTGTTGGCGTTGATCAGCCGCGCGATGGTGCCGTAAATCGCGCCGTGGTCGCGATGGTAAAAATGCCGCTCGGCCAGCAGGTCGCCCACGCGCTCATACGCCGCGTTGTCCATCAACAGCACGGCGAGCACACCCTGCTCGGCCTCGCTGTTGTGCGGCGGTGTCGGTTCCTTGCTCATCGCGCGCCCTGCGTGGCGTGGGCGGCCAGGGCCTGGCGCCCGGTGGTGGTCAGCTCGGCCGGCTGGCCGGCGGCGATGTACCAGAGCCGGTACCAGTTGTCGCGCACCGAATTGCGGAACGTGCGCGGCCAGTCGGCCTGCCGCTTCTCCGCCTCGCTGCGGCGCAGCTTGAACTCGGCCCAGTGCAGCGCCAGGATCTCGCCCGAAATGCCCACCCGCTCGCAGTAGCCGTGCACCGGGTCGTGCGCAGGAATCGGCGTGACGCCATCGGCCCTGCACCGCTCGAGCCAATCGCTCAGCGTCAACCCTTGCGCCCCAGTGCGTTGGCGTTTGGGTTTGGCTTCGATCGGCCCAGGCTTGCCCCCCGTTGCCAACGGCAATGGGGGGTTGGGGGGTATTGAATTCGGTTCAATGACGGTTAGGGGGCATCTCGTGCCCCCCTCCCCGGCATCTCGTGCCGGTTGGGGGGCATCTGCTGCCGGGGGGCACGAGATGCCGGGGGGCACGCCGTGCCGGGGTGGGTCGCCCGGCGGCGCATCGACCGGCCGGCGGAATTGGTGGGGGGTTACGGTGTAACGGTTCGCTCGCATCGCGCCGATCTCCACCCTCAGTAACCCCGCACCCTCCAGCCAGCGGATCGCCATGCGCACCGCACGCTCACCGAAACAGGTTCGCTCGCACAACGTGGCCACCGACGGCCAACACACCCCCTGGTCATTGGCCTGGTCGGCCATGCTGATCAACACCGACTTCGGCGTCGGCGGCATTTGCAGTGGCCAGCAATCGGCCATGACGCGCGTGCTCAACGCTTACCCTCTGAAAAAAATCGGCCATGCCGCGGGCGGCGCCTGCCGGGCCGAGCCCAGCGCGATACGCACTTCGCCGCGCGGCCTCATTGAGCGGCGCTCCCGATCAGCTCGGCGTGCAGCTCGCCGATCAGCACGCAGGCCCGATGCGTCAGCCCCGACGGCCCAGGCCATCGGCCACCGGACGGCCTCGGGTCGATCGACGGGGCCGGCCACCAGCGCGCGAAAGCCAACTCGTCGACAAAGCGCTGGATGGTGGAGAGCCGGAAATGCTCGTCGCGCAACTCGCGCAGTTGCGCCAATGCCCGCGCCGAGGCTCGGGCGTCGGCCAGGCGCAGGCGCTCGTAGGCACGCCGCACCCTCGCCGCCGTTCGCACCGCGACCAGCCTACGCGATATTTGCAACGACCGCGCCGGGCCGCCGCGGATTTCGCGGGCGATGTGCGCTTTGCTGTAGCCGCTAGAGATCAACTCATCGAGCAGCCGCCAAGTCGGCGCCGCGTCGATGTTGGCGCCATCGGCCGCCGTGGCCTCGGTCACGGCCAAGATGCGCCGCTCGGTCTGCGCGCGAATCTTGAGCCGCTGGCCGTCGATGATTTTGCTGACGATCGATGCCGCCACCTTGGCCGCGTCGGCGGCAGTTTTGCGGCCCACGCCGCGCGACGACAGCCAGGCCAGGTGCTCACGCGCGCGCGCCGCGCTGACAATGCCGTTGCCCTCGCCGCGCGCCTTCGCGGCGGCGCGCTCGGCCTCGTACAGCGAATTGGCCTTGCGGCACGGCTTGCAGCGGCACCCGGCGTAATAGCGCACGCGGGTGCCGCAGGGCTTGCCCGCGGCCAGCTCGGCGGCGGAGCGCAGGCCACGCGCGGCCATTGCGGGCGCGACGGTGCGGCGGGAGAGCGCGGGGGTGAGGTCGCTCATGACCGGCATACGTGCGGTTGCGAACCGACGCAATGCAAGATACCGGCGCAACATGCGGCGGCGCGATGTGTGCCGGCGACGGCGCGCTGGGCTGAAAAAAGAGGCTCGTGGCTCATGTGCCGCCGCTCCTCCGGCCCGACTCCGGTGCGTTTCCGCTCCGACTCCGCTCGGACTCCGGTGCGCTTCCGTTGGCGTTCCAGACGCGCATCACGACACTGGAGCGATGCACCTCCCGCTCCACCCATTCGGCCACGATCGACCGCAGCACGCTCATGCGGCTGGCGCCCGGCGTGGCTTGCACCACGGCATCGATCACGTCGATGTGCTCGCGCAGGACGTCGCCGCGCAGTTCGATGAAGGGGTCGGCCATGGGTCAGGCGATGGTGGGTGGGCGCCCCACGCCATGGCACGATCTGTGTTCCACCACTTCACGCTTCACGGCGAGGGCCCCCATGAAAAACAAACCAGCAACCATCCACGGCATGGCGCACGTCGCCACATACCCGACGGCCGATCCGGCGGTTGTCGGCTTCGAGGTGCGCGACACGAAGGGCCGGTCACTGGCCGCGGCCGTCAACGCGTGGGGCTTGGCCGACATCATCGAGCAGTGCCTGAAGTTCGCGGGCACGCCGATTTTTGCGGCGGCGACCAATGCGCAAACCGAAGCGGCAACGCCGAGCGTTCACACAGACGCCAGCCAAATCGAGCTGCGCTCAGGCCGAGCGCCAAAAGAAGTCGCCGCCACAATGAAGCTCGGATGCCTGCGCCTGGTCGTGTTTCTGCCACTGGCGGATGTGTTGCGGGCGATAGCAACGCTTCGACAGTCCATCGAACAGGACACCTCTGCCGGCACACACTGAACACCCCACGCACGGGCCTCTGTAGATCACGCCGCATCGCGCACCTCCCGGTTGGGTGGGCGCCCCAAGCCGTGGCAGCATTCGCTTTCCACAACTTCAGCCTTCGCGGCAGGGGCACCCATGAACTTGCTCGGCCAACCGTTCCAGATCCAGAACACGACGGGGCCGAACTGGCTCGTCACGTGGCACCACGCAGCACGCATCAGCAACGAGAGCGACGAAACGCTGGAGTCAGTCAGCCTCACAGTGGCGATCCCGCGACAGGCGCATCTGACGATCGAGGAACTACAGCGCCACGCATTGAAGCGGGCACAGGAACTTCTACAAGATCGAATTCGCCAGACGCCCGCCTGACCTTCAAACCGGTAGCGTCGCATTGCAGGCAAAACCAGCGCTCGGCGGACTCGATCAGGAACGCCGTGCAAGAAAGCGTGCCGTTGGCGCAGCGCGGGCAGCGCAGGACAAACCGCGGATCACGCTGCATCGCGGGCCTCCTCGGACGGAATGTCTTGCTCTTCCAAGCCCGGGACCATCACCTCGAGCGTGACCTCTCCAGCGGTGAAGTCGCGCACGGCCTTCATTCGACGAACCGGCACGCCATTGGTCGCCCACTGGCTGATCGCACTGAGCGACACGCGGAAATACGATGCCGCAGCAGTCGCGCGGCCGGGCTTGGCTTGCAGCCATTCGCCAAATGTCATGCGCGCACTTTAGCGAACGCTTAGGCGTACGTCAAGTGAATACTTGTAAAGCGGCGGCTAAAGTTCATCGCATGAACATTCAGACCCTGCGCCGACAGCAGTTGTCAACGTGGGTGACCGCGAATGGCGGTCACGCCGCGGTCGTGACGAAATTCGGGTTGACGCCCAGCGAAGCAAGCTACCTGTCGCAGGTCGTCAACGGCTACAGCTTCGGCGAAAAATCTGCGCGCAATTGGGAGACGAAACTTCGACTACCAGCGAAATTCCTAGATCAGGAACTGCGCGCCGAACAGCCCCGAGTCGGGTACATGGAATTTCGTCCAGTTGCTCAGCCGTTGAACCTGTCTTCGTTCGATGATGCCCCGTCCGTAAACTGGGAGGCAATCATGACGACAGGCTCAGATCTACCGGTAACCTTTACGTGCGCGGTGCCAGACGACGCGCTGGCGCCCAACACCCCGCGAGGCACGCCCGTTGTCTTCGACGCTGGCAATCGGCACCCGCCGCCCGGCGTCGGCGTCCTGCTCGAGGACAAACACGGAGCGCGGTATATCCGCGTCTATCGGGCCGCCGTTGGCGGCCAGTGGACGGCGTGGGCCCGCAACCCGGACTACCCCAGTCTTGAGTCTGCAACTCACGGCCTGCGCATCCTGGCCGTTGCGCGGCACCGCATGTTAGACGGAACGCTATAGGAGGCAATCCCATGCTCCGATTGAAACCCACTGTCGTCACACCACTTCTGCTCGCCCTCAATGCAGCGTGGGCTGTTGACCTCGATCTGGCGCGGCCAATCACAGAACAAATCGCGGTCAAGCGCAGTGAGTTTGACTCGGCAACCCATTACGCCGGGCCAGATCTCATCTTCAGGACGCCCCAGACAGGCCCCTTCCCAGACACCTCAGAGAGACTATATGTCGCGCTGCATGCCGCCAAGCCCAACGCTGGCGGCCGGCCGCAGTGGGAAGTCGTTCTGCAAGCTATCTACACGGGCACTTGGCGCTTTTACAAGAGCGCCAGCATGGTGGGGGGAGGTGTCGTTCCCGGAGTGAGCCTCCAGCGAACGACCTTGGGCTGCTATCGAGCGAGTTGTCAGCTCGGAGAAGCGGTCAGTTTTCCGTTGAGCCCCGAAATCGTCGACGCGAGCATTGGGACCGGCCTTCGCCTCAGATTCAACGGCGAACGGTATGGGACTTTCGCAGCTGAAGTGCCGGCTGCCTACTTTGGCGCCATGCAAGAAGTGCTCAAACGATGAGGGGCCAGGAGGAACCTTCAACTGTCACGATAAGAGATTAAGTAAACGCTTGACGGATTGACAAGCGTTCGCTAAAGTCCTCCCCATCGCGCCACCCCGGCGCCCTGGAGAGGCAAATGCAACCCACCGCACCGCACAGCCCGACGCCGGGCGCCACGCCGCCCTGGCCCTTCGCCCCGCTGACCGACCAGCAGCAGCGCGAACGCACCGCCACCGAAGCCGCCCTGCGCGCCGGTCGCGTGCGGGTGTTCCGCGCCTTCGACGACACCGTCGCGGGAGCGTTGGCATGAGCGCGGCCCTCTTCCGCCCGAACTCGACGTCGCAAGAAGCGAGCGTGCTGGTCTTCGTCGATCGCGTGTTCGGGTCGCCCACCCCGGCGCCATGGCTGCTGACCCTTGAGCTGCCGATCAGCCTGGTCGGCTATGCGCGGGCGTACCCGCAAACCCGCGCCGTGATCGACGATTTCGGCAACCTGGTGCCGGTGGGGGCCTGGCAATGACCGGCCCGACCCCCGACATCAACGAATTCACGCTGGCCGTGTACCACGCCGGCCGCGCCCGCTATCTGCGCGCTCGCGCCAAGTGCATCCGTGATGGCGCCGCCGTCTCCGTCGGGCCGTCACCGGCCGAATGCGAGCGCCACGCCCGCCTCCACGAACGCTCGGTGCTCGATGTCGCCTACGCGGCCGAAAAGTCTGGCGGCTACAGCACCGCCTCGCGCATGCAGCGCGCGAGCAAGGTGCGCTGGCATCTGCGGAACATCGGGTTGCCCTTCGCGGCAGAACCATTGCAAGCGGAGGTGCGGCAATGAGCCGCCTGCACCAACACAGCGGCTACGCCCACATTGACCGCGGCCGCGTGGTCGAGCAGCAGCAGCCGCACCGCCGCCGCCAGCGCGACGCATCGACCCGCCCGCGCCGCGAGCTGCTGCTCGACGTGCTGCTCGCCTTTTCCATCGGCACCGCGCTGGCCGCAGTGTTGTTCCTCGGCTGGTCTGGAGGGTTCCGCCCATGACTGCACCGCGCATCCCGCGCCATCGCGCGCCCATCATCCCGTCTTTCGACGGGCCCTACTGGTACGAAGTGAGCGCCGCGCGCGTGGCCATCGCGCTGGCCATCGTGGTCGCGGTCTGGACCATCGGCGCCCAGTTCATCGCCCTGCTGGAGCGCGCAGCATGAACGCCTGGACCAACGACCTGGGCGATCTGCGCGTGCGCAGCGTGGCCCTGCCGCGCGACGGCGGCGTGCTCAACCGCGCCAACAAGTACAGCTTGCGGGAGACCGACCTCGCGCGCACCTTTGCCGCCGAGCGCAAACGCCTCAAGGCCGCGGCGCTGGCCGCGCAACAGGCCGCGCCGGCGCCCACCACGGTGGTCACCTTGCAACCCAGGAGCCGGCCATGAACGGCCCGCGCCGGGCGCTTACCGAGCGCGAGATCGACGACGCCATCCGCCGCAACCGCACCAGCTACGACTGCGCCGAGTGCACCGACGAGTGGGACGACGACGACGAAGCCGCCGAGCTGGCCGAACTCGCCGCCGAGGCAAAGGCCCCGCTGCGCGGCGCCGGCAAGGTGTTGGCCGGCATCCTCCTGGCCGCCACGGCGGCCAGGAGGATGCTCATCGCCGCCGCGCTCGAGAGGGCACCATGAGCGCCATCCGTGTCACCGGCACCCTCGGCCGCGACGCTGAGCTGCGGTTTTCCACCGATGGCGTGGCGTGGCTGGTGCTCGAAATCCACCAGGCCGGCGCCGGCTTGGCCGTGCAGGCGGTGCGCCGCGTGGGCGGCGGCGAAGCCGGCGCGGTGGCCGCGCGCAACAGCGCAGCGCACCTGCGCAAGGGCACGCGCGTCACCGTGCACGCCGGCGCCTACGACGTCGAGCACCTGCCCACGCCGCACCTGGTGCTGAGCCGGGTCGACATGATCGAACACCAGCCCATCGCGCCGCGCCATGAGCCGCGTGATGCGACAGAACCCCCCCCAACCGCAATGAGGGCGGCACCATGACATGGATGCTCACCGCCAGCGGCGGCGTCGTCAACCTGCACCACCTGGCGCCCGACACGCTGCACCTGCACGACATCGCCCACCACCTGGCGCGCACCGACCGCTACAACGGCGCCTGCAAGCGCCCCTACAGCGTGGCCGAGCACAGCCTGCTGGTGTGCGACATCCTGGCCACCGAGTTCGGCGAGCGCGACCCGACCGCCTTGCTGGCCGCGCTGCTGCACGATGCGCACGAAGCCTATACCGGCGACCTGGCCAGCCCCATGAAGCAGATCATCGGCGACGCCTGGGCCATCGAAGAGCACCGCATCGCCTACGCCGTGCGCCGCCGCTTCGGCGTGGCCGAGGCCTACGCCAGCGCCGCCAACCACATCCACAGCGCCGACATGATGGCGCTGAGCACCGAGCGCCTGCAACTGCTGCCGCCCAGCGGCCCCGTCTGGCTGTGCACGCTAAGCCACCCGCCCGTCAAGTGGATCAACCTCGACGACCAGGCCCAGTTCGACTGGGAAGACTGGCGCGACGGGTTCATGGATCGGTTTGATGAACTCAATTTTGCGATTGAGTTGGAGAGGCAGGAGCGGAGATGACAAGCGAGAAATCGACGCTCAGCGCCGGCCGCTGGCCGGTACTCGGCAATGCCCAGTTGGGCGTTAGCCGGCTGCCCCGATAGCCGGCACAAAAGCGAGAGGAACGACGATGAGCGAACAAGTATGTGAGGCATTTGCCGTGCTGTGCAGCCTTGGCATGGCGCTGGGCGCCGCGCCACTGAACAAGCACGCTGGATGTTGGGAGCACCAGGTGGACAGCCAATGGTGGCTTGCCGTGAACGGCCACAAGGACGCCAAGACCAGCAGCAAGGGCCAGAAGGTGGAGCCGTTCCACTGCTACGTGGAATACAACGGCTGGCCGGCTGGCGTGTTCACGCCCTACGGCGGGATCATCGCTGCGGGCGAAGGCGCCAACGAGCGCACGTTCCTGCTGGCGATGCAACGCGCGGAGGCTGAAGCGCTGGGCTGCCGCCTGCCTGACGGGGACGACCCCGAGGACTACGGCATCACGCTGGCGCTGGCCGGCTAACGACGGAACTGTGGGGCGGCCGAAGGCCGCCCCACACGAGTGAACAGTTCTGCGGCTGGTGCCGTAGCGAAAGGATGACGAACATGGCAAGCGGAAACATAACTGTCGCTGTTGAGCGCGCGGTCCACGATGGCCTGTGCAAGTTTGCGCAACGCATCTTCGATGAACACGGAATCCAGATTCGGAGCGTGAACATCGACTGGTGGGACATCAGCACGGCCGGCGAGCACAAAACCATCGTCGCCGCCGTCCAGGTCGACAGCAAGACCTCGGCTGGCCGCAAGACGCAGAACGTTTCGGTTCAGCCGCTCGCCGGAGGCGAGTCGGCTGGAACCGAGGGTTAGAGCGCGGCGCGCGGCAACGGACGTTGGAAAAACACTATGAAATCAGGACGCACAAACGGACGCAGCCATTCGCCTGGCGCAATGTACGAGCCGACGACAAGGGCAAGGCACCACAACTCCATCGTCGCGGCCGGCATTTTGCGGTCTCCCGCCTCCCACTGCTGCCATGTGCGCAGTCCGGCGTGCACCAGCGATGCGGCGTGCATCTGGCTCAGGCAGGCATCGTCGCGCAGGGCGCGCACTACCTCAGGCGCTGGTGGCGAAAAGGGCCCTTGCGGGCCCCGGTTTGGGTGGTTGGTCATAGGGTCATTCGACTTCGACAACTTCAAAAGCGCCGATTGGCCCCATTTCATCCGCCGCAAAGTCTTCGGCCTCTTCCAGGCTTTGGAACGTGCAAGCCAGATTGGTGTCTGTCCAGCACCTGTCGCCAGCCGAACTTGCGAACCAGAAGCCGTTGCCTTCGGTAGAGTGAATTTGATACTTTGCCATTTCTATTCTCCTGCCCACTTGCCCCGGGGCCCGGGACCGCAGCGGTATTGCTGCGATGTGGAGACTGTACGCTCAATGAGCGGTACTGTCAACTACCGTTCGTCGGAAAGTTTTGAGCGCTCTAACGTTTCGGTTCAGCCGCTCGCCGGAGGCGAGTCGGCTGGAACCGAGGGTTAGAGCGCGGCGCGCGGCAACGGACGTTGGAAAAACACTATGAAATCAGGACGCACAAACGGACGCAGCCATTCGCCTGGCGCAATGTACGAGCCGACGACAAGGGCAAGGCACCACAACTCCATCGTCGCGGCCGGCATTTTGCGGTCTCCCGCCTCCCACTGCTGCCATGTGCGCAGTCCGGCGTGCACCAGCGATGCGGCGTGCATCTGGCTCAGGCAGGCATCGTCGCGCAGGGCGCGCACTACCTCAGGCGCTGGTGGCGAAAAGGGCCCTTGCGGGCCCCGGTTTGGGTGGTTGGTCATAGGGTCATTCGACTTCGACAACTTCAAAAGCGCCGATTGGCCCCATTTCATCCGCCGCAAAGTCTTCGGCCTCTTCCAGGCTTTGGAACGTGCAAGCCAGATTGGTGTCTGTCCAGCACCTGTCGCCAGCCGAACTTGCGAACCAGAAGCCGTTGCCTTCGGTAGAGTGAATTTGATACTTTGCCATTTCTATTCTCCTGCCCACTTGCCCCGGGGCCCGGGACCGCAGCGGTATTGCTGCGATGTGGAGACTGTACGCTCAATGAGCGGTACTGTCAACTACCGTTCGTCGGAAAGTTTTGAGCGCTCTAACTTGAATTCGACCTCACCCCCTGACGCATAACTCCGGACCGGCATCATGTCGCAGCTGCCAACACCGCCACGCCTGCAAGCGCAGTTCATCGCAACCGTGCGCGCGCTCCATTACAGCCGGCGCACGGAAGAGGCGTACTGGCATCACATCCGCGGCTTCATCTTGTGGTCCGGCAAGCGCCACCCTCGTGACATGGGCGCGCCCGAAATTGGTGAGTACCTGACGTGGCTCGCAACAGACCGAGACGTGGCGGCCAGCACGCAGCGCCAGGCCCTGCATGCATTGCTGTTCCTGTACCAAAAGGTCATGCTGGTTGATCTGCCGCATGTGGACACTATCGTCCGCGCCAAGCAACCTCAACGCTTGCCATGCTGGCTTACGGTCGATGAAGTCGCGCGCCTCTGGCCGCACGTCAGCGGACCGCACGGCCTGGTGCTCAAGCTGCTCTACGGTACCGGTATGCGATTGATGGAGGGTTTGCGCCTGCGTGTCAAGGACGTGGACCTCGACGCCATGCGCATCACCGTGCGCGAAGGCAAGGGCAACAAGGATCGCGTCGTCATGCTTCCGCGCGCGCTGCGCGCCGAGATCGCCGAGACGCTCGCGCAGCGCGAGGCCTGGCACGCCACCGACGTGCTGCGCGGCTATGCCGACGTGGAACTGTCGCACGCCCTGCACCGCAAGTACCCAGGCGCCCCGCGCCAGCTCGCGTGGCAGTTCCTGTTCGCCACCGAAAAGTACGTCACCGACCCACGCAGCGGCGCGCTACGCCGGCATCACCTCTACGACCAAACGGTGCAGCGCATGATGGCGCGCGCCGTGAAAGCCGCCGGCATCAGGAAGCCGGCCACGCCACACACCTTGCGCCACTCGTTCGCCACGCACCTGCTGCAAGCTGGCAACGATATCCGCACCGTGCAGGAACTGCTCGGGCACAGCGACGTGAGCACGACGATGATCTACACCCACGTCCTGGGCCTGGGCGGAGGGGGTGTCATCAGCCCGCTCGATCGGCCGTCGGCCGCTGCCGTAGCGCCGCCAGCATTGCGACAACCAGCGTGACCCGCACCCTCACCCTCGACCAGGCCGCCGACGTGCTCCAGACCACGGCGGAGACGGTCAGCGACTGCATTCACAATCGCGGTCTGCCGGCGGCGCGCATCGGCCGGGCTTATGTGCTGGTTGAAGACGATGTCGTGGCCTGGGTGCGCACACAGTACGGCAAATGGAGGGAAGGATGCGGGTCTATCAACGCGGCAAACGAGGCATCTGGTGGATCGATATCACCGTCGACGGCGAGCGAATTAAGCGCAGCGCTGGCACCACGGAAAAACGCGCGGCGGAGGAATACGCCGCCACCCTTGCGCGCGATCTCTGGCGGACGCGGCGGCTCGGCGAAACCCCGCGAGTAACGTGGGACCACGCCGTCGTGGCCTGGCTTGCCGAGCACCAGCACCGCAAGAGCATCGAAGAGATCAAGCGCGTGCTGCGCTGGCTCACCGCACGGCTGCAGGGCCGCTCACTCGCGTCGATCACCGACACCGCCATCCGCGAAATCGCGGCCGAGCGCAAGCGCCAGGCCACCGCCGAGGGCAAGCCCACCAGCAACGCCACCGTCAACCGCCACCTGGCGCAGTTGTCGGCCATCCTGCACTACGCGCAGCGCCGCGGCTGGCTCGCCGCCATGCCGCCGATCGCCATGCTGCCGGAGCCAGCCAAGCGCATCGCCTGGCTCAGCAAAGACGAAGCGCGCCGCCTGCTCGAGGAACTGCCCGCGCACCTGAAACCGATCGCCGGCTTCGCCCTGGCCACCGGGCTGCGCGAGACGAATGTGCGGCTGCTGACTTGGTCGCAAGTCGACACGGCGCGCGCCGTCGCCTGGGTGCATGGCGACCAGGCCAAGGCCGGCAAGAATTTGCATGTGCCGCTCAACGACGCCGCGCTCATCGTCCTGGCCGGCCAGCGCGGCAAGCACCCGCGCTGGGTGTTCCCGGTGCCGCGGTGGGAAAAGAAGGCCGGCCCGGGCGCCGAGCCGGTGCAGGTGGCCGACGCACCCACCGGCAAGGTCAGCAACCACGCCTGGCGCAAAGCCTGCATCCGCGCCGGCCTGCCCACGCTGCGCTTTCACGACCTGCGCCACACTTGGGCGAGCTGGCATGTGCAGGCCGGCACGCCGCTGGCCGTGCTGCAAGAGCTGGGCGGCTGGGCGTCGCAGGCGATGGTGCAGCGCTACGCCCACCTCGGCGAGAGCCACCTGTCGGCCTGGGCCGGCAACATCGGGCACGGTACAAATCGGGTACAAGTTGCGCCGGCCGGCACCAAGGAAAACGGCCCCGAAGGGCCGCTGTCAGAGGGAGAAACGGTGGGGTGGCTGATGGGGCTCGAACCCACGACAACCAGAATCACAATC